TGGCGCGGCAGGTGGTGGAAAGTCTTATGCTATGTTAGCTGATCCGTTACACGGATTAAATAGTCCTAACTTTAGTGGGCTACTCGTCAGACACACAACTGAGGAACTACGTGAGCTTATTCAAAAAAGCCAAGAACTATACCCTCGTGCAGTACCAGGTATCAAATGGTCTGAGAGGAAGAGCCAGTGGATCTCGCCTAGAGGCGGTAGACTTTGGATGTCTTACCTCGACAAAGATATGGATGTTACACGTTATCAAGGTCAAGCGTTTAATTGGATCGGTTTTGACGAGTTAACACAATGGGGTTCTCCTTACGCTTGGGATTATATGAGATCTCGTTTGCGTAGTGCATATGCAGCCGAACTAGGTTTGTACATGAGAGCCACAACTAACCCTGGTGGGATAGGGCATCAATGGGTCAAGAAAATGTTTATAGACCCGTCACCATCAAGAGAACCTTTTTGGGCGACTAACATAGAAACAGGGGATGAAATTAGATTCCCTAAAGGACACAGTAAAGAAGGACAACCACTCTTTAAACGCAGATTTATTCCTGCTAGTTTGTTTGACAATCCTTACTTAGCTGAAAGTGGCGACTATGAAGCAATGCTTTTGTCACTACCTGAACACCAAAGGAAACAATTACTTGAAGGTAATTGGGATGTTAGTGAGGGTGCAGCTTTCCCTGAGTTCAACAGAAAGATACACGTAATTGATCCATACAAGATACCAACGAATTGGACTAAGTTTAGAGCGTGTGACTATGGGTACGGCAGTCATACAGGAGTTGTGTGGTTAGCTGTAGGACCAGATGAACAACTTGTAGTGTACAGAGAATTGTACTGCTCGAAAGTTACTGCAACAGATTTAGCTGACATGGTACTCGATGCAGAAAAAGATGATGGCACTATACGATACGGAGTACTCGACAGTTCACTATGGCACAATAGAGGTGACACAGGACCTAGCCTAGCGGAACAAATGAACATGAAGGGCTGTAGATGGCGACCTTCAGACAGGTCAAAAGGGTCTAGGGTATCAGGAAAGAACGAACTACACAGAAGATTACAAGTTGATGAGTTTACTGAAAACCCACGGCTCGTGTTTATGTCTACGTGTACAAACATGATAGCACAACTACCAGCTATTCCTCTAGATAAACGCAACCCAGAAGACGTAGATACAAACGCAGAAGATCACTTATATGATGCTTTACGTTACGGCATTATGACAAGACCTCGAAGTTCTATTTGGGACTTCAACCCAGCAACACAACGATCAGGCTTTCAAGCGGCTGATCCTAGCTTTGGATATTAAATATGGCAGAAATAGACGACCTCTCATTTGAAACAGACGATGTAGTAGCCGCAGAAGACTCAGAAGATAATATCTTTGAATCCTCTAATGCGGTTGTGTCGTTTGTATCAGAACGATTTAAAAGAGCAGAAGATGCACGAGAAGGTGATGAAGAACGATGGTTAAGATCCTATCGAAACTATAGAGGACTGTATGGACCAGATGTACAATTTACTGAAACAGAAAAGTCTCGTGTATTTGTTAAAGTCACAAAGACAAAAACATTGGCTGCTTATGGTCAGATTGTGGATGTTTTATTTGGTAGCAACAAATTCCCTTTATCTGTGGACCCTACTCTTTTACCTGATGGTGTTAGTGAGTCAGTTCATATCAATATAGATCCAGCCGCAGAAAAAGGCGCAGATGCTATACGTTCTGCCTTTACGGACACACCACCTAAACCATACCTTATTGGTCCTGATACTGAGCTACAACCAGGTGAAACTATAAGAGATTTACAGAAACGCCTTGGAGGACTAGAGGAAAACTTAGCTCCTGTTGGTGAAAAATTAATTGAAGGACAAGGTAAAACAGCTACAACGGTCACTTTCCATCCTGCTATGATTGCAGCTAAAAAGATGGAAAAGAAAATACACGATCAACTTGTAGAGTCTGGTGCGTCTAAACATCTTCGCAGTATGGCATTTGAAATGGCACTACTAGGAATGGGCGTAATGAAAGGTCCGTTTGCTTTAGATAAAGAATATCCTAACTGGAATGAAGAAGGGGAATATGATCCAATAATTAAAACTGTGCCATCAACTAACCATGTATCAGTGTGGAACTTCTACCCTGATCCTGAAGCCGCTAGTATGGATGATGCTGAGTATACAGTTGAACGACACAAAATGTCTCGCAACCAATTAAGAGCTTTGAAGAGCAGACCATATTTTATGGTCGATGGTATCGAGCAAGCAATAGATAAGGGTGCTGACTATGTCTTGAAGCACTGGGAAATGAACATGGAAGATGACGATGCTAAACATAATTCGTCAGAACGATGGGAAGTCCTAGAGTTTTGGGGCTTTGTTGATACAGAGATACTCGAAGAGAATGGTGTCAGCATACCTAAAGAATTAAGAGATTTACCAGAAGTGAACTGCAACATCTGGTGCTGCAACGGGGAAGTACTTAGAATGGTTCTAAATCCATTTAAGC